ATGCAAGTCGTTCTTGTTCTCCTGGGCGTGTATGTCTTTTTCCTCGGCCTGGCTGAGTTCTGCCGCCGCTTCTACGCGCTGCTGCGCCGCATCTTTCGCCGGGGTGACCTGTGACCGCTCGCGCTTCCTCGACGCTCGTGGTCGACGCCGCGACCGTCTACGCCGAAGGCTTTCACGCAGGCCTGAAAGAGGCCCTGCGGATCTTGCTGCGCAATACCGGCTGCACGGTGCCCGTGTCGCTTCGTCGCAAGGTCACCGAGTGGGAGGCAAACATGATCCACCGGCAATGGCTGGCGGATCAGCTTCGTCCTGTCCCGCATGATGAAAGCGCGCAAGCGATGGCGCGTATTCACCTGGTGTTGAACGCTGCCGGCTTGGGGGATGACGCCAATGGATGACGTTTGCACCGGCCCAGTGCTCCCCGCTGAAGCTGCGCGGGTTGTCCTGGTGCTTCGCCAGCTCGCCGAACGGTCGCGTGACAATGGTCAAGCATCCTTCCATTTCGTTTTCGCCACTACGGCCGACTCCCTGGCCGACAACATCGAAAACGTTCTGGAATGGGAGGCTGAAAGCGATGACTGAGGCAGACGTCCATTTCGTCGCCCGCTTGTCGTCCTCTTCGGCCTATGTGCCTTGGGACTCCCCGCTAGGCGTTACCGGTCGCTCTGGCGATGGCATGGCCGACGTGTTCGACCGATCCATCGCGCATTGCCGCCGCTCCCCCTCATGGGGCAAAACGCCTGCTTACGTCGAACCGTTGCCGCTCATTCCTGCGGCATCGCCGCCTGTCCAGCTTCAACCATTTCACTCTCTGGAAGAGCGCGCACGCTATGCCCGCTCGGCTCGTGCTGCGCGTGTGTACGTCGCGCAGCAAAACGCCATAGATGCGCCTTTTGAGGCCATCAAGCGCGAGAAAGCAGGGGTATTCGAGGGGCGTGACATTCGCCGCGGCGCAGCCGCGGCGAAGGGCGCGACCCTGGGGTTTACCACTAATGAAACAAGTGACACGGCTTCGTCAGAAACGGTTTCAAAGCGGCCGCTTCGCACTCGTTTAAAAGTCGATCCCCAAGCCAAGCGCCTGAAGCGTATGCGCTCGACCGTGAGCCATGCTGCTCGGCTGCTCCACTTCGATGCGCACACCGAACGTCATGCGCAGTTGTGGAACAAAAAGTTCCTGACCCTCACGTATGCGAACCTTGGCGACTGGGAGTCGGGCCACTTCACGGCGTTTCGCAAGGCCATGCGCGAGTGGTGCGCTCGTCGTGGTGTCCGCCTTCGGTTCGTGTGGGTCGCGGAGCTGCAAAAGCGCGGCGCTCTGCACTATCACGTCATCGTCTGGCTTCCGAAAGGCAAATACCTGCCGTTCGCTGACGCGCAGGGCTGGTGGCCGCATGGCCGCACGAACATCGTCAATGCGCAGTCGCCCGTGGGCTACATCACGAAGTACGCCAGCAAGGCGACCTCGGCCGATGCGTTGGGCTTTCCGAAGGGCGCGAGGATCTGCGGGCACGGTGGCCTTACTGACGACGGTCGCCGCCATATCCGCTACTGGAATGCGCCCATTTGGGTTCGCGAAGCACTGAGCGGCCGCGCCGATATTCGCAAGGTGACGGGCGGCTACATGGACAAGTTCACGGGGGAGTTCCTGGCCTCTCCCTGGCGCGTGGAAATTGGCGCAGATGGCCAGGTGTACGCATATCGAATTGACCAACAACCATCGGAGTTAGCCGCATGAAAATCTCAGTTCTCAACAAGCCGTCCGAACCGTTTCAGTCCACCTGGGAAGGTGTCACGCGTGATCGCGTCAAGCAGTGGGCCGTGCTCGAAATCGACGGTCTGCCGACCGCGTTTCAGCTGACGTTGGAGCCGGGCAAGGAACTGGCGCCGGGTGATTACACGCTCGCCCCGGAATCGTTCGCCGTCTCGAATGGCCGTCTGACCATGTCGCGTCCGGTGTTGGTGCCGGTCGTGCCGGTGGCGAAGGTGTTGCCGGTTCCGTCGGCTTCCTCCAAGTAATCGTTTAGACGTCCATACGTCTATTCAAAGGATTTGCTCTCATGGCCCTGTGTGTTGTCCTCAACTCCGATGGAACGCTTACACCCACTGGGGAAGCCGTCAGCGAGTGCACGGGCTACGTCATGGTGTCGGGGAGCGAATACGGCGTGTATCAGGCGGTTAACGGCGCATTCGCCACACCGATGCCTGATCAGGCCGCTGGTTGGTTCTTCGGGTGCTGGGGATCGGTGATGGTTTGTTTCATCGCTGCCCGCATCACGGGAACCGTTATTTCAATGTTCAAGTGAAAAAGGAAACTGCAATGACCCCCACCGACTACAGCTCCATCCTGACCGGTCTGGACAGCTCGACCGCCGTCACGGCCATCGTGGGTGCCGGCGTGATCCTCGCCGGTGTCGGCTTCGCCAAGTGGGCAACCAAAAAGGTCGCCCGGTTCTTCGGTTAATCCCGAAGGTTCGAACGGGCGGGGTAAAACTCGCCCGTTTTTCTTTTCTGCGTCGGAGCATGTATGCCAGATCAACAACTTCCCCCTTGTGGCATCGGTGGTCAGTCGGTTTCCGGTGGCCCATGCTCTGGCACGTATACCCCGAATCAGGCGGGTCAGGACGCTTTTTCAACAGTCTCGACTACGTCGATCACTTCGGCGCTTCTTGCTGCTGGCGCGATTCTGGCCGGTTTAATTTTCGTGACGCTCATGGTGCGTAAGGTCGCCGGCTTTTTTGGTGGCGCGCCTGCCGTGGCTGACCCTTATGGCCCTGGCAGCATGTATGCGGATGATCAGTTCTGGGCGGCTCGTGGTCGTGAAGCGAATGCCTCACGCCCGGATGCAGAGTTTTCTGATTTTTCGGACGACGAAGCGGCTCGCGAGCTGGATTACGAACTGGACGAAGAGTCGCAGGCTGAGGCTGATTCCCAGTCTGAGCGCGGCGACTGGCGTCTAGGTTATGAACCCGGCGAGCCGGATCTGGAAGATCGCCCAGGCGCTGAACTGAGCGATGAAGATTACGACCGTCTCGAATGGCGCGAAGAGTGGCGCCGCGAGAATGGGGGCGTGTGATGATCATGAACCTGTTTTGCGGGTTTCTCGGTGCGCTTTGTGCTTGGGCGGTCGTTAAAGGTTTCAGCCATGATTAAGTGGCTCGCTGCGTTGTTCTTGGTCTTTGGTTTAGCCGTCTATTCGCCTGTGTCCGTGGCGGATCAGTTTCCAGATCAGGGTTCGGCGCTTGACGCGTGTAAAGCCGCTGCACGTGATGCGTATCCCACTCGACCTGCATCAACCACTGATACGTATTGTGGCGTCGCTTATCCTATTTACTCGTCGGATGCTGTTCCTGGTAGCGCAACTTGGCCGACGCAGGACGCTTCCAACTGGGTGACGGTTCCTGGTCGTCGTGCTTATGGTTTTGCCATTGTGTCGCGTTACGTTTATTTCTGGTGGCCCGTGGAAATGTCTTTTAACGGCTGTCAGGCTGGCTCCATCGTTCCTGACGGGACGAAATACACTCAATCTTCGCTAACCGGTGAAGCTTGCACGTCGGGTACGACCTCCTGCGAAATGTCTTTTGTTCTCGGTGGACCGAATTCCGGCAAGCAAATGCTTACCGGCGTCGCCTGTCCTGCTACGTCCGATACTCCGAAAGAGATTCCAAAATCTTCTGAAACTACGAACGCCGATGGCGGAAAGACCTATTGCGATGGCATCAGCGGCAAGTGCGTAACTGTGAGTCCTGGCGCTACCGATGCGCCTGCTTCGTCGTCATCGAGCGCGAACCACTCGACGGATACCACCAGCACGACGGACACGCCTGCCTCGTCCAGTAGCAGTACCACGACAAGCGAAACGACCACGACGGGCGATGGCAGCGGTTCCGGTACGGGTTCGGGTAACTCGACGAGTGTCGGCACGTCGCACACTAAAACGGACGTCCCCGCGTCGTCGTCCTCTACCGCCTCCAAGTGCACCACGGGTGCCTGCGACGTGGGTAACGCTGACGGCAATATCGGTCAGATGTACACGGCCGGCACTGACACGCCTGCAAGCGTCTACGCGCAATTCAAGGCCGACGTTGCCAGCTCGCCGGTTATCGGCGCGGCTACCGGCTTCTTCAACGTCTCGGGCCTCTCTGGTGGCTCCTGTCCCACCTGGCAGATTCCCGGCAACAAATACTGGGGGCAGTCCGGTTTCAGCTTCGATTTCTTCTGTAGTTCCGGGATGCTGGCGCTGTTGGCGCTGGCCGGTTGGATGGTTCTAGCTGCGGGAGCGTTCTGTGCATTCCGTATCGCGCTGTATTGAGTCCGCGTGTCTCGTCCTGCTCCTGGTCGCGGTCGGCCTCGGCGCGCTCGTCGTGCCTTCTGCTGCGCACGCTGACGGCATCATCCCTCCCTCATGTTCGGTCGTTAACGGCATCATCGTCTGCGCAGACTCTGGCACGGGGCCGGATGGCACGGGCACGATTCCCCCTGGTTGTACGGTGGTGCAAGGTGTCGTGGTTTGCGGCGATGGCAAGGTGGGGTCGGGTGGTTCGGTGTGCGTGACCACTCAGGACGGCACTCAGCAATCCTGCCTGACCGGCGTTGGTGGTTGGGTTGCCGGTGCAAAGGGCGCTTTTGGCGCTGGCCTGGGCAAGGTTCTCGGCACGCCTTCGCAGATCACCTCAACGGGCTGGCTTAGTCGTCTGACGGGCTGGCTGTCGAACGCCTTCAACGTGTTTTTTCAGGCGATCGCGCAGTTCTTCAAAGACTTGGTGACCTATGTCCTGGGCGTCGTGCTCGGCGTGGTTGCTCTGGCTATTTCTTCCATCCCGGTGCCTGACTGGATCGCGCAAAACTCCATGGGGACGCTGCTTGGCCAGACGGGCAGCATCGCTGCGTTCTTCATGGTCGAGCTTCAGATTCCTGCCGGCTTGGCGCTCATTGGCGCGGGCTATGCGTTCCGGCTCCTGCGCAAGTTCCTCACTCTCTTCCAGTGGTGACCCATGCTTGTTTTTAACGAAGGTATCCCGCGTTCCGGCAAGTCCTACGATGTGATAAAAAATCACATCCTGCCGGCTCTTGCTTCGGGTCGTCGCGTGTTCGCTCGGCTCAATGGCTTGGAAGAGCCTTCAAAGCGCCAGGTGATCGCCGATCATCTGAAGATGTCGATGGAGCGCTTGGATGAACTCCTGATCCATGTGAAGCCTGCCGATGTTCTGACCACGTTCGTTGCTGAGCGCGGTGACGATGGCGGGTGGCGTATCCCAGCCCAGTTGTGCAATTCCCTTTCCGTCGTCGACGAGTGTCATGGTTTCTGGGTGGCCAGCACGCAGCCGATCCCTGCACGCTATGAGGAATTCTTCGCGCTCATTGGCCAGTACGGCGGTGACGGCGTTCTCATGACGCAGTTCTACAAGCGTCTGCATTCGTCGGTTCGTGGTCGCATCGAGCGCAAGAACGTTTTTCAGAAACTGACGGCTGTCGGTCTTGAAGGGAAATACACGGTTCAGCGGTATCACGCGGTGGCGCCTGAGCGGTTCGAGAAGGTGACGACGGATACCGAAACCTACGATCCGGTGATTTTTCCGATGTATCGCGGGTACGCTGCGGACGACAGCAACAAGGTCGTTTACAAGGGCGGTGGTCAGACGGTCTGGCGGAAGATTGCGAAGTACGCCATGTTCGTCGTTCCGGTCGTTTTTCTGGCCGTCTGGCAGCTCGCGTCGTTCTTCGGCTCGGATTCGGGCTTGGTCAAGCACGCGTCGCCGGCAAAGCCTGTCGCATCGGTTGCGGCTCCCTCCGGCTCTGTCGCGTATCGTGAGACTGCGGGCGCGCATCGCGAAGCGGTGCCGGTGCAGTCGCATTCGAAGATGACGGATGCACAATCCTACGTGTTCGACCTGGTCAACAAGGGTCGGCCTCGCCTGGCCGGCTTGATCACCATGCAAGGCTTGCCTGCGGCGGGTGTGATCGAGTGGCGGCAGGGTGACACTGTCGCGGATCGGCTGGATCTGGCGCAGGTCCGTGACCTGGGCGTTACGGTCGAAGTTCATCGCTACGGCGTGCGCCTGGTCGTCGGCAAGGATTCCCAGGTGGTTACTGCATGGCCGCTCGACCTCCCCGCGTCCACGCAAGCCTCGCCATCGTCGTCTGAGGGTCAGGGCAGGGCGGTCGCCTCCACGGCCTCTCCTGAGGGCACGGCGTGGCATGAGCGGGAAGTCTCGCGTGATTACACGCCTCCTGAGCTGGTCAAGGGGCCGGGTATGTCCTCGTATTCGATGCATTGATTTCGTGACGTCACGAATATTAACGCTACCTGAATTGCCGTTACGTCACGAAAAATAATCCTTGTTAATATTCGTGACGTCACGTAAAATAGGCTTATACAACAGGGAGCCTCCCATGATCGACGCACGTGACCCCGGAACCGCCGCTCTGCCGCTGGAAGTCAAGCGCGGTCGCGGCCGTCCTCGCAAGGCCGATGCCTTGACCCCGGCCCAGCGTGGGGTTCAGCCGAGATACGTGCAAAAGCAGGACATAACCCTGAATTAA